TTGTCAATTTCGTCATCGTTGGATGACGTAATTACATCTAAATGTATCTGCCGGACGTAATTTAATTCATTCCGAAATGAATCATCCAGCAATAGATTCCTTGCCCTCTCTGGCGTCATTCTCATCCTGGAATCTCAACATTTCGAGTAATACCAGCGCCAATTTTGGCAGCTTTCAATTGCGCTTCAACCTCAAACTCCTGCTGTTTCAATTGCAACTCAGCAGCAGCCTTTTCCCTGGCAAGTTGAATATCAGCCTGAGCTTTTAGTCTTTGAGTTTCAATCGCAGCCATTGCTTTCTGCTGCTCGATTTGAATCTGCGCTTGAGCCTGGGCCATCATCGCATCCAACGCCGGATTAGGCTGTGGTTGCTCTGGAGGAGGATTGGAAAGCGCCTGATCCTGTTCTGGTGTGATTTCCTTGAAGAACTCGGTAGAGTCTTTGAACCCTGCCGCCTCAATAAACCGTCCCAGGGTCATTCGATACTGACCAAGACTTACTAGCGGATTCGCAGCTCCGAGCGTCTGGAGAATCTGCTCCTGCTTGGCAAGAACCATCTGGAGCATCGCCATCTGTTCTTGCTTCGTACCAGTCCCAAGACCGACAGAGATCGATAGGTCGTATTGATTTGACCATTCTCTCGGGTCCATTTCTACAAACTTGCCGCGCATCCGAATAATGGTCGGCTTGTCCTGATACTTGCAGACCAGTTGCAGAATGCCCTTAAACAGGCTTCTCAGTCCCGTCTCGGCGAAGATCCTGGCGATGAGTTCCAGCTTGCCCTGCTGTGCGCTAGTGACCGCAGCAACAGCCGCAGCGGTGACGTTCGCAAGGACGTTAGGATCTAGCCCCTGTTGAGCATCCGACACCCCAGTGCGCTTCTGCTGTACGCCATCGAAATACTCCAGCATCGGGAATGCTTGACCAGCGACGGGGGTAACTTGTAGCGGAACAACAGCAGCAGGATTCTTCAACCGTACCACGCCACCAGGGGTGACATTTAGAAGGTCATCCAAATTGACTTGACCTTCTACAGCACCGACCCGAGCGTTGTTCGTGAGATACAAGTTGTCCAGCATCTGACGGACAATGGTGGACTTCACCAATTGAATGTCCATCGTCCTGTCGGCCAGAGACTGACCAAAGAACTTGTGCGGGATCGGAATCGGGCAGATAACATGGAACGGACAATAGTCCGTCTGCTCGTTGCTCAGGATCTCATTATTGCTGTAGACGATCCTGCGGAACTCAGCAATCCCGTCTTCATCGAAATCCACATAGATATAGCACTCAAACACCTCGATCTCCTGCATGGCAGGATCAAGGCTGTTCTGCTCAAAAGGTTCTTCACCAGGGCTATACCGAGCAATCTTCTCCTCAGTAAAGTCCAGACTGTTATAGACCGGGAGATTGTCTACGATCTGCGGATCGAACCCCATCTGCAACAGTTCAGTCCTGGGCACCAGAGTCCGGTGCGCCATAAACGGAGCGTCTTGAACTGTTTTAGCCCGTTTGCTGACGATCAACTCTTCGGGTGGTACGTTCTCGATTACGATCTTGCCGTGCTTGTTTTGTTTCCGCACGACAACATTGAAGAACTGAGTGGCCATTACCTGACCGTCTGGACCCTGCATCTCCTGCTCTACAACTTCTTGAGCGACGATCTGGCGAGATCCATCCGACATCAGCAGGACAAGCTCAGTCTCGGAGAGGTTTTGATAAACCTCCTCGATAACGTCAATCTTCTCGTCCCAATAACATTTCACCGTTCCAGTCTTCTGGAGCAGTGCGTCCTTGAACCAGTGGTGCAGGATTTGGAATCCAGGGTTTTGCTTGTAGAAAACCCAGTTTGCGTATTCCGTTGCCTGTTTCGCCCCGTCTTCATCTCCGGGACCAGTAGGCTCAAACCGGACAATATCGTCTGAGGCAGTGAATACTCGCATGAGTTGCGGCAGCGCACCATCAACTGCTTCTGCGACCTCACCGGTGACAATCTGGCTGCGCCCCTCTACCTCGTTCCCGTAGGGATTTCGCAGGTAGTAATCCATTGACAGAGCGCGTTCTTCTGTCGTCTCCGTATCCAGATAACCGATAGCGTCATCGATCTCCGAGGATACTATTGCCTTCAGTCGGCCTTCGTCCATTTGTCTGACCTCTTTGTATACGGTCGTTTATCAGGCTGCAATTCTCTGACCTGATTTTCCAGTCGCTCAATCCGATCAGTTAACTCCTTGACAACCTGATCGAACATTCTGCGATCCACAATGTAACCTTGAGGAATAATCATACCACCCACCTCGTGTTATTTTTCAATGGCTTGCCCCAGTCATCGTTCGACATTAAGTCAAGACTCTGGGCCAAATATCTCCACGCATCCGCTGCGTGACTATGCTCGTCGTGCAATGGCGCTCCTGGCTCATTCGTAATCTGGTTAACCGCGCGCCTGTATCGCTTGAGGTGGTTAACCAATTCCATACATTTATCAGCGTCGAAATAAGCCCTCGGGAATACCTGTCGTGCCAGCCTAATCCCTTCTTCTGGATTACCTCTGGCGAGAACCTCGACATTCCTTCCTAGGCTTTGCATCATCTCCTGAGTAGATTTTCCAGACTTAAAGTCCTTGTGCGCTCCATCGTGCGGAATGTAATCATTACCCCAATTCCACTTTCTATTACCCAATTCCATTACATAAGAATCTATTGTCCGGTGACTGTCCTCAATGTAATCAACCACCCTGATCTCTGATGCAACCTTCTGCACACAGATGATTGACATGGAGTCGTTCCAGCCCAAGTCCCAGACGGTATGAACCTTCAGCAGCGGATCAACAGGTACAGCGCGAATCCTGCCCTCTCTCTGTACCGCTTCCATTTCGTTCGCATAGATCGCACCCTCGACAGCAGGACGACAGCGCCCTTCCCATGTTGTCAGATACCCAGTCGGATCTCTGTCTAGCCAGTCTCTGCGCTCTTTGTCTAGCTCTTCCGGGAACCACGGATTGTCTGACCAGTTTATTTCGCATACCCAGCTCTCAGCAGGTGGGTGAGTGACAAACCGAGTGAATGTCTCGTCTGTGTCTAGCTCAGGGTTGAAACTGACCCATATCTCTGATCCTGGCTTGCGGATGGTCGGAATGAGAATATCCCAAGACCTTTTACTCACGACCTGGGCCTCTTCCACCCAGCAGACATCAGTGCCTTCGTAAGACTTCAGGTTTGCAACACCCTGCTGTCTGATCCCTGCAAACGTGAACTCTGTGCCGTTCCTGCCTAGGATCTTTGTCTCTTGAACCTCGTAGAACTCACCAAGGCTCAGCAACTCGATCTGATCCTTCAGCAGCCTATGTACGGACTCTTGGATGGATTTCTGCGTCTCTCTGGCACACAGTACCCTGATTGGCTTTGTAGCGCCTAACGCCACAAGCGCTCTGGCAATGGACCAACTTTTACCCGATCCCCTGCCGCCGTGAAGTATCTTGTATCGCTTTGGCTGGAAGAGAGGTAAGAGCTTACTCGGAATCTCGACCTTCTGCCTCAACTCCGACCACCTCTAGGATTGCTGCTGTTTTAATTGGCTCACCATCTATCCCTGAATGCTCGACAACCTGCTTCTCTTTCCATCCGGCCCTCGTCTTGAGCCAGAAGATCATCGCTGTAGTGTTGCCTGCTTTAGCCTGCTGGAACAACGTCTGAGCGACCGCAGCATTAGCCTCCATTCGCCCTTCTGTCAGTTCTTTCTTGTAATGCTTGGTGAGTGTGTCGTGGTCAATCTCTAGCTTGTCTGCAATGTCGGTATAGCGCACCCCGACAGCGGATAGCGTCTTGACTAGCCGACGATCCTCATCTGTTGGTTTATGCCGCTTGCCTTGCATTTTTTATATCCGAAAGTTCATTAAATGACTCGCCAGTTTCCTCAAGCGTCGCGGTCTTGCCGGTGAAGTCTTGCCAGCGTTTAATAATAACGTCGCAATACTTTGGGTCTAGTTCCATCAGTCGTGACACGCGCCCGTTCTTCTCGGCAGCAATCATAGTAGTTCCACTGCCGCCGAAAGAGTCCAACACGATGTCGCTACCCTTGGTGTTGTTCAGCAGTTGATACTCGAACAGCGCCACCGGCTTCATGGTTGGGTGCTCGCCACTTTTGCTTGGCTTGTCAAACTCAAGAATAGTCGTCTGCTTGCGATCAGCTGCCCACAAGTGACTAGCTCCGTCTTTCCATCCGTAAAGACATGGTTCGTGCTTCCAGTGGTAATCCATCCGACCAATAGCGAAAACACTTTTTTTCCAAATCAAACACTGCCGCACCTTCCATCCCGCGTCCTGCGCTGCGCCTCGAAAGTTGTACCCCTCCGAGTCGGCATGCCAGATGTAAAACACAGCGCCTGGCTTCATCACGGTATCTGCGGCAACGTAAGCGTCTCGCAAAAACTGCCTAAATTCTCCATCGCTCATTGCGTCATTCTTGATGCCGAATGTAGCCGCATCTTTTCTGGCTTTACCAGCCTTTTTCAGCATCTCATTCTTTGCGGTCATGTCAACGTTGTATGGCGGATCAGTCAGCCACATATCAACAGACTGACCTTGGCATAGCTTTTCGAGCGCCTCAATACTAGTAGAGTCTCCACACATCAACCGATGCTTGCCCAGCAGCCAAACATCCCCCAGCTTCGTAACCGGATCAACCGGAACCTCTGGAACCTCATCCTCGTC